ATGCAAAATATGAAAAACCAAGTACGCGGATCAGGCATGGATGCCCGATCCAACCCGGCCAATGTTTCAGACGGCCTGCAAAACAGTTCGGGCCATATCGGTACCAACACGCGCTACCGCCTGACCAAGCTCGGCGAACAAATGGCGCGCCTGCCCATCGATCCGAAAATTGCGCGCATTTTGCTGGCGGCGAAGAAACACGACTGCATGGCGGAAATATTGGTGATTGCGTCTGCGCTGTCGATTCAAGACCCGCGCGAACGGCCGCTGGAAGCGCGCGATGCCGCGGCCAAGGCGCATGAACGCTTTACCGACAAGCAATCCGATTTCCTTACCTACCTGAATATTTGGGACAGTTTCCAGCGCGAGCGCGACAAAGGTTTGTCCAACAAGCAGTTGGTGCAATGGTGCCGTCAATATTTTCTGTCGCACCTGAGGATGCGCGAGTGGCGCGAGCTGCACCACCAGCTTGCCCAAACCGCGATTGAAATGGGCTTGACCACCAAAGAAGCTGCGTTTAGACGACCTCCCGAAGTCAAGCAACTGACGTCGTCTGAGAATGCGGGCGACCAAGACCTATCTGCCAAACTCAAACAAAAACAACTGGATAAGAAACAACACCGCACCCAAATCCGCGCTACCAAAGAAGCGGGCTACGAACAAATCCACCGCGCCCTGCTCACCGGCCTCATCGCCAACGTCGGCATGAAATCGCCCGACAGCAACGACTACACCGGCGCGCGCGGCAGCCGCTTCCACCTTTTCCCCGCCTCCGCCCTGTTCAAAGCCAAGCCCAAATGGGTGATGGCGGCAGAATTGGTTGAAACCACGCGCCTTTACGCGCGCGACGTCGCCGTTATCCAGCCCGAATGGATCGAGCAGGAAGCCCCGCACCTTGTCCGCTACCATTATTTCGAGCCGCACTGGGAACAAAAACGCGGCGAAGTCGTCGCCAGCGAACGCGTAACGCTTTACGGCCTGGCCGTATTGCCGCGCCGCCCCGTGTCTTACGGTAAAGTTGCGCCCGAAGAAGCACGTGAAATCTTTATCCGCAGCGCGTTGGTGGCGCAGGAATACGATTTGAAAGCGGATTTTTTTGTCCACAACAAAAAGCTGATTAAAGAAATTACCGAACTCGAACACAAATCGCGCAAGCAAGACGTATTGGTCGATGACGAAGCCCTGTTTGCGTTTTATCACGAACGGCTGCCCGATTTTTATATGGCGGATTCGGTTTCAGAGGGCCTGTGTCCTGCAAATCCGCAGCAAACCACCCCCTCCCCCGTGGGGGAAGGCTGGGGAGAGGGCAAAACAGTTGCCGCACAAACCAACTTTTCCGCAACCTCAGCAAGCCCTCTCCCTAACCCTCTCCCACAGGAGAGGGAACAGAGTGCCTCAGTTTCAACGGTTTCAGGCAGTCTGAAAACAATGTCTTGCGAAGCAAGGCTGAATTTCTGCGAAGCTAAAACTAAAACCGAAAGCAGCCTGCACTCCCAAAGGCTATCTGAAAACTACACCCCGCCATTTTCAGACGGCCTGCGTCCTGCAAACCCCCAGCAAACCACCCCCTCCCCCGTGGGGGAGGGCTGGGGAGAGGGCAAAACAGTTGCCGCACAAACCAACTTTTCCGCAACCGCAGCAAACCCTCTCCCACAGGAGAGGGAACAGAGTGCCTCGGCTTTAACAGTTTCAGATGACCCCAAACCCAAAAAGCAGCCTGCATCTCAAAAAGGCCGTCTGAAACCTTTGCCCCTTGCCGATATCCGCACCTTTGAAGCCTGGCTCAAAACCGCCGAGCGCGACAACCCGCGCCTGTTGTTCCTCAGCCGCGACGACCTCATGCAGCACGCCGCCGCGCACATCACCGAAGAACAATTCCCCAAACACTGGCAGACCGCAGACGGCAAATTCAAACTCAGCTACCGCTTCGAGCCGCACCACCCGCTCGACGGCGTTACCCTCACCCTGCCGCTCACCGTGCTCAACCGCATCAGCCCCGCCGCCCTCGAATGGCTCGTGCCCGGCATGATACGCGAAAAAATCCAGCTACAAATCAAAGCACTGCCCAAACAAATCCGCCGCATCTGCGTACCCGTACCCGAATTCATCACCCAATTTTTAAGCCAAAACCCCGACCGCAACGCCCCCATCCTGCCCCAGCTCGCCCAAGCCATCGCCAAAACCGCAGGCGACATCCGCATACTCGAGCAAATCAACCAAGACGAATGGGCCGCGTTCAGGCTGCCCGAACACTGCTATTTCAACCTCCGCATCATCGACGACGGCGGACAAGAGTTAGCCATGGGTCGCGATTTAATCCAAATCCAACAACAACTTGGCAAAGCCGCCACCACCACCTTCCGCGACAACACCCAAGAATTCGAGCGTGACAACGTTACCGCATGGGACATCGGCATCCTGCCCGAATCCATCAAATTCGCCCGCGGCAAACAACAGCTCACCGGCTACCTCGGCCTGCAAAAAGAAAAAGACGGCCGCATCGCCCTGCGCCTGTTCGACACGTCTGCCGCCGCCGGACACGCCCACAGATTAGGCGTGATTGAACTCATGAAACTACAACTAAAAGAACAAGTTAAAGATCTGAACAAAGGCATCCAAGGCTTCACCCAAGCCGCCATGCTGCTCAAACACATCAACGCCGACACCCTGCGCGACGACCTCACCCAAGCCGTCTGCGACCGCGCCTTTATCGGCGAAGACAAGCTGCCGCGCAACGAAAAAGCCTTCAAAGAACAAATCAAACGCGCCCGCAGCCGCCTGCCCGCCGTCAAAGAAGCCCTCAGCCGCTACCTGCAGGAAACCGCAGCCGCCTACGCCGAACTGAACGGCAAACTCGGCAAACACCCATTGACCCACCTCCTAAGACTACGCCTGCAAACCCTGCTTGCACCCGGCTTCGCCACCCGCACCCCGTGGGCACAATGGCCGCGCCTCCCCATCTACCTCAAAGCCATGACCCTGCGCCTCGAAAAATACAGCAGCAACCCCGCCCGCGACGCAGCCCGCGAAGCCGATATCCAAGAGCTGGAACAAATGTGGCAGGAAAAAACTGACGGCTTGGCGAAACAAGGACAGCCCGTTTCAGACGGCCTCGCCGCGTTTAAATGGATGATTGAAGAATTGAGAGTGTCGCTGTTCGCGCAGGAGTTGAAGACGCCGTATCCGGTGTCGGTAAAGCGGCTGTTGAAGATGTGGGAGATACTACTTTAATTGACAACAGCATCTTTACAATTCATTTTCAACCCATTGAATTTCAATATTTGAAAATTCACCGGATTTCAGACGCGGCAAAGCAGGCATTTAAAAAATGCCTTTTTTCCTTTCGGGATTTACGCCGATTTGTAACGCGATGGATCGTAATCTCCGCCTTTCTTATGTACGTGATACGCAATAACGGCGAGTTTACGCATCAATGCTGCGATGATGACTTTTTTAGGCTTCTTCTTTTCTTCCAGCCTTTTGATGAAGTCGGGAAATGCCCTTATCCGGTATGCGACCATGGCCGGCATAAACAAGACGGCGCGTAATTTCCTGTTGCCAAACTTGGTCAGTTTGCCTTTTCCCCTTACGCTTGTCCCGGATTCTTTTTGTTGCGGGCTTAAGCCTGCGAACGCTGCAAATTTGTTTGATGTTTCAAATTTCGAAGATGTTAGATGATGAAACAATACGGCTGCGGTCATTCTGCCTATTGCCGGTATGGTTTCAAGACGCTTCACGCCTTCCTTGCAGTTAGGCTTCTCCGTCTGCTCTTTTATCTTCTCCTTTAAAACTTCAAGCTGTTCATTCATGGCTTTGATGATTTGCGCATATGCTTTGGCCGCTTCTTCATCTTTTGCCGCGTGATGACGGTTTTTCATTGCCGCGCATTCGCTTTTGATTTGCGCGTATGCTGCGGTCATCCGTAAAAGCCTGTATTGCTCGTCCGTAGGCTTCTGCCTCTTTACAAGCTCGCTTTCCTGCGCCGACCGGCAATACTGCGCTATCAGTTTTGCATCCTGTTTGTCTGTTTTGGTTCGCTTGAACCTGCTTTCTGCATACTTGCTTATTTTCAGCGGGTTCACTACGTAAACGCTGTAATACTGCGCGAAGTAGTCGGCAACTTCTTCATAATAGTTTCCCGTTGCCTCCATGCAGATATGCAGATTCTGACATCCCAAGCTTTTCAACCGGTCCGAAAACTGATCTAAACCTTTTGAATCGTTGTCAAACTTTGCCGAATCTTATATATTCAGAATCTGTGTTCTTTGATACTACTCAATTTCACAAACAAGAAAACCGCCCGCCTATTCTCGTCATCAAACTTTAAGTTTGTGGTTTGTTCAGGCCGGACGGTTTCGGCAAAGGGTAGCTATTCCTTTGCCGTGTCTGATTTTATTTGGGTTGCAGGTTTTGGTAAAGATTCCTGTTGCGACCCGAATGGCTGTTTTTTTTTGGGCCCAAAAAAAAACAGCCATTCTAGCAGTTAACCCCCTTCGCTCCGCCCAAGCCATCCTGAGGGGTAGTGGCTGAATTTGTGATTTTGGTTTTATCAAACAAAATATTTGACTGAAGTCACATGGCGGTCGTCATATGGGGGTTCCTTCGCACCCAAAAAATCGACCGCGTAACGGTTTACTAAAACTTCATCGTCCTTAAACTTTTGGTGCTTTTTCCGGCAATATTTTCTGAACTCCGTTAAATTTGACGGCAAGAACCCGCAACCGTCTGCACCGTAAATGTAATCAACTTCAAACAAACTGTCTTTCCGGGCAACCCGACCATCTTTAAGCCAGAACATAGGCTCGAAATAAAAAACTTTCGACGTGTCCGGGAACTTATGGAGACGGAGAACACGTGTGAAATCCCCGTTTTCATCTACAATTTTGATATATCTTGGTTTGTGAATCATGACATCCTCAGATTTAGTATTCAGAATATGATTTTAAAAAGAACTTTCTGCTTTACGACTCCGCCGCCGATTCCTTCAAACGGTTTTCCGCGCTCTTCAGTTGTCGTACATTAAATTTTATTAGGACTTTCCGCCCATTACGAGAACTTGGGGCTTGTCCGCTTTCGCGGACTGTGCCGCCTGTTCCGTCCTTTGCCGTTCGTCCTTGTAAGGATTGAAAGGCAACCCGTTTTTCACATATTCTTTACACATTATCTTTGTTATTTCTTTCAAGGGTGTTCCTTGATTTGAATAGCATGTGCAATCTGATTTTCCGCCGTCTATGCATCCGGCGATTTGCTCAAAGGTTTTTACTTGTCGGACTGTGTTATAAATAGGCTTGCTTTCGGGCTTTTCGGGCAAAGTCGGCACAAAGTCTTCAGGTTTCAGATTGTCGGAATGCTCAAAAGGCGCTGTTTCTGATGATGCCGTCTGCTCCGTCATCGTCTGCACAACGCTTTCTTTTTGCGCTTCCTGCTCAATCCGGCTGTCTGTGGCTTTGCTGTAAACTTGAAACATGCCGTAACTTTTCCAGCCTACAAACCCTACAACCGCAATCAACGCCCAAACCGCCCAAGGCACTTTTTTCTTGAACTTTTGGTGCCGGCTTGATGATTTATAGTATTTGAAGGCTTCTTTAGGCGGTTTCCAATTTGCGGCTTCTACGCCGCTTACGCCCGCGGGATTGTCCAACGAGGTTACGCATTTATACCAATAATACTGTTTCATGCCGATTGCCTTGCGTTCAAGGTGTACATGCTTTGAAACAAGGTTGCGGACGAATATATCAAGTTGGCTCGGGTGCCGCGTCATCAAAATGACGGTATGCCCGTGATGGCGGAGTTCTGTCAGTTCCTGAATATAGGGCGGAACGGGACGGCCTGCCGCGCGTACCGGGTAAGTGTAGTGCGCTTCGCCAACAATCAGCACCGCGCCTTCCGGTATGACATCACGAAGCGGGGCGGACATGATTTGCCCTTCCGCCAGTTCGCGGGCATTGAATTTTCGTTTGTCCAATCCGTCGATATGGCAGAAATAAAGCGGCCGGTCTGCCTCCGTGCCGTCTTCCAATTCCATTTTGAACAATCCGTCTTCGTTGTTCAAAATCATAGAGACGACGCGGGGGGTTTTGCCTGCCCCCATGTTTCCCGTAAACAGATAAATCATGTTTCTACCTCATCCCGGAAAGACAAACGTCAGTTTTTTGAATGCGTGCATACCAATGAAGAACGAGAATGCGCCGAACAGGCAGCCCAACCCCTGACCGAATCCCGAAATTAAAAGAAGGTTCAATATGTCGGAAGGCATGGAATTGATCGCATTTGCCGTGTAGCCTTTGAACTTTTCCAGTGCGGCGAGATACCCGGCATAGGTTACGAATGTCAGACCTGTTGCAAGGATGATTCTGACAATCAGCATTTTCAGAAGTATGCCTAAAAGTGGAATCAGGCCGGAAAGTAATGGCATTTATTCCCCCCCCAACGAACCGAAAACGACAAAAGCCGACATAATGATAAAGGCGAGCAGTACGGCAAACCGGATTTTTTCGGCAAACACGCACAACGGTTCATAGCTTGCCCGATATTGCCTGCCGAAAACATGAAAGGTTTTCGGCTGCGGACATACGCCGTTAGACGGTAAAAAGTTATGTGAAGACCATGTTTTATCGTCTGTAACCTGCGGTATGCTTATATCGTGAAACATGCGGTCCGAAGGTTTGCCCATCTCCTGACAGGCTAGGATTTCCGGAAAATAATCGCACGAAAGCCCGCCGTCTTCGCCTTGTTTCCTTTCTTTGCGATGCCTGCCGTTTGGGCGGTCCGGAACGGCCGGGGAATCGGGGCTTGTTCCGGGCTGTCCGTCCGTATCGGGATTTGCATCGGGATTCAAATCGGGATCGGGTTCGGGATTGGGACGCGTGCCGGGGTTCTCATCGGGGTCCGGGTTGTTTGCGGGGTTTTCCGCGGGCGATACTTCGGGCGGCGGCTGTGCGTGAGGTGCTTCCGCGCTTGCGGGCGTGAGGTCGGGACGCGGGATTACTTGTACATCCGCCGTGGTGTTGCCTTGCGCGTCCCTGCCGAATGTTGCGGCAACCTGAACGGGATTCCCGTTCCTGTCCGTGACGGGCCCCATATTCACTTTTGTTCCGGGTGCGACTTCTACTTTTTCGGAATAACCGGGATATCCGGTTGCCTTTATGTATTTGTCGGGATCGGCATCGACTTTCAACGATAAAATCTCTTCCGGCTTTTTGGCATCCATTTCTTCTTTGTATTTCGGATTGCGGCCAAGTTTAAAATAAACTCGATGAATTAAATTATCACCGTTACGTACAAAACAACCGCCGCCGTTCCAAAAAAATTCACAATGACTAAAAGGAAAAAGACGCCACTTTAAAGCAGTATCTTTAGGAATTTCTTCTTTCCGTTTATCCCAAAAAGGACGAGCAATCCTTTCCATTTGACTTTCCATCAGTTGTTGGACTTCGGGGAATCTGCTGCGATCGGGCATAAGGCGCATAATCGAACTGTCAACGCCGTAGCAGCCATAGGTTCTATTAATACGTCTTTCGTCTTCGTACCAAAGGCAATTAGCATATTCGTAGCCTTTTACAAATTTGTCGGTTTCGGGATCGTATCGGCAGCCTCGTGCCTTTATGTCTTCTTTGAAAGTTTGGTATACGTCGTGGGCTAAAAGGGCTGTTCCGACATAGGGAACCGCCCTTGTGCCGAATTTCGCGCCTTGGCGGACAAGTTTGCCGACCCCCGACAATACGCCGGCGCGGGATACGCTGGCGGTTATTTTGGCGTTGATTCGGGCTTTTGCGCCCGTGGGGATGTGTGTTAAATCTACCGTTTTTATTAAATCAGATGAATAAGTTTTACTATTTTTAGGTACAAACTTATGAATTTTCGCACCTTGTCCGGTATCAACCGAAAGAGTTTCAGATATTTTTACTGCATTTGCATTCGCTTCAAACGAATACATCATCAAAATTGCAATTATCGACAATTTGGCAAAATTCAAATTTGTATGTTTTATGACCATCTTTCAAGGATTCTTTAATTACCATTTCCGAATTATCAGGAAATGATATTAACCAAATGTCATGTTTGATTCTTCTATTCCAGAAAAAAGAGAAACAATCAATAACATTTTCAGACTTATTAATCTTCGCAAATTCAACAAATTCAGATTGCGCTATAACCGCCATCGATTGCCCAAAATACTCGCTTGACGGCTGATATTTATAAAGTGCCAACTGCGCCTGAGTGATAAACGGCTTGTTCATGGTTCTGCCTTTCAAAGGTTGTTTTGAAAGCCTGATTTTGACACCATAACTTCATGCGCTCAATCCTTAAACAGAACCGCCCCGATTAATACGGGGACGGCAACGCCGAGATAGAAATAAAAATCCATCATTTCAAAACCTTTTTCAGCAGGGAAACAAAGTAAACGGACGCGAGGACGCCGAATACTATCCGGCCTGTTTCAAGACCGCTTTGCAGGTTGTCTTTCGGACTGCATTCCGCCAATGAAAGCCTTAGCGGCTGACCGTCCGACATCTTCCACATGCTGCCGTTATATTCCGGCCTGATTATCTGTCCGTTTTCTTGGATTCTTGGTACTACCAAGCTGAAATAAAGGTTTTCGGCCCGGTGCTTCTCAAGACATTTATTTCCGACTTGGCAGTACATGCCGCCTTACTTCATCACCCTCTTAACGATGGAAAATACAAAAAGCGCGGCGAAAACGCCCACTACAATCCAACCGGCTTCCATACCGTCCGCTTTTGCGGCTTCCAAAGCGTTTTTTGCCGTTTCGGGCAACGCTGCGTTTGCCTGTGCCGCCAAAGCCAGCGGGGCGGCTGTTACAACAGCCAGTTTTGCGCCGTATTTACGGCAGGTGTTAATAAATTTCATGATATTTTCCTTTACGAAATTTTTAAAAAAATGTGTTTGCGGGCTTTGTGAAGGTTTTAGAGACCGCCTGCCGAGCCTCTTAAACTTAATCTTCTTTTTCGTAGAATCCGAAAATTACAAATTCCCCGCCTATCTCTTCCAATGCCGAGCTAAAAGCGTCTTCATAGCTGTCATATTTACCGGCTGATTTGATGTTCGACGTAAATCCAATATCGCCAAACGAATCGGGATAGATGAATTCGTGATTTTCCAATTCCTGTACGATAAATTTCTGTTGGTATCTGCTCATGATTCAGCCTTTCTTAGGCTTTAGGTGCTGCGCCCTTTACTTGGAAATCCAACAATTTCTGCACTAAGCCTTTTCCTGTTGATTCCATGGCAACGGTTAGATCAACCGCACAGGGGAATTTAAGGTTTTTCAATTTTTCAAAATTATGGCTGTCACCAAACTTCATGCTTTCCGAGGTAAAGCCCACGGCATTGCCGTTTGACGGCATGGGGCTGGCTACCAAGACGGTGCATGAATCGATTTTGTTACCGTCGATTTCGCCTTTGAATTTTTTTGCGCCCAACAAAGTGGCGGTATATGTGGTTACTTGGCTTGTTTCAAACATTTTTCAATTTCCTTCAGTTGTTTAAAAAATCGGATATTTGACGTTCCTCGTACTCAATATCCTTGATGTGTTGCCGTTCCCTGTCTTGAGGAAATGCGTATTCTCTCTCTTCAATCAAATCATCAAACAGTGTTTCAATGTTCAATGCGTTAATGGCTTTCTGTTCTTCGTGGATATACTGGAATTTCTGCGTTTGGTTTTTGCAATCGTATTGCTCAGGCTGTAAACCTTTTGGATAACCTTCAACGCCTTTCACCAGCTCATCAACTATCCTGCTATCGTCCCACCCTATATCGCGGAGGAAATTAACCATCTTGCCGACTTGATTCCTTGCATGAAAAAGCTTAACGTCGAATATCAGATTAACGTTTTTAACTTTTACTTCCATGCGCTTGGCTTCTGTCTTAAAAATCTCCTTGCAAATCGGATATGCGCCGCCTAGATACGACCCCGAATAAAGTAGGACATCCAAGGGTATTTCTATATCCCCCTCAAACCTGACCCAAGGGCTATCAACATCTCCAAACTGTCTGCCTTTCTCGTAAACACGGGTAAATTTTGAATTTTCGCGCTTGCCGATGTAAAAAGTTTTTCCACTGCCGTCTTCATTGCGCCATGCCGTGCCGCGACATTCGCTTTTTGGCCGCATATTGTGTACGTCGTAATGTCCGTTATCGTGGTCTAACATTGCCTGATCGGGTGTGTACTCTCCGTTGAAAAAATCATGGGCGACATCGATACGGGTTATTTTGGGTCGGACGCATTTACTTAAAAATTCATACAATCGGTTTTCCCAACCGGGTAAAGCAGCCATGCAGCCTGTACCGTTCAATTCAACCAACATCGTTTCACATTGGCCGCCGTAATGAACCTTTCCGTATTCGACGTTATCGGGCCCGAATTGATAACAGCTTTGATAGAAAAACTTTCCTTTAAACGGTAATTTTTTGGTAATGCCGAATCCCAAGATTTCTTCAAGCAGCTCGCTATACCGGACAACGAATTCCGTATCTGATACCAATCCCTTTCCGGTTACTTTCGTCATGGAATTTTCATGTATCGTGAAAGTGATTTGGTCTATGAACGCTCCGTCATCCCTGCCACGCCTTAACGGTATTTCTATAAATCTGCCTTTGCCGTCCGATACAAAATGACTGAAATACTCGAATTGAAATTCTTGGTTTTCTGTTTTTTCCGCACCCTTCGGATTTGGGGTTTTATTTTGCTCCCCCCCTATTAGCCTAGGGGGGCAGCCTACGGCGGTTGCCGCAGCCCCGCCGTCCGCTAACGCGTCCGCCATGTCCGCGGACACCGCCAAGGCTTTATCTTCAAAGGCTTTCAC